ATGGTTTCAGGCACTGACTCGGAAACTTCTAAGTTCTGGACAATCTACAAGCATCCCAAAAATCTTGTATCAAGCATCACATCAGATGTCAAGTCTCTGAGAAGAATCAAATTTGCTCTTGAGTTCAGAGAACCGTATTTTACATCAAATACCTTTGGTTCTGCATTTGAAGTTGGAACAGTTGTAACACAAAGAAATGAAACAATTCAAACAGCGATTGGCACTGTGGTCGCAAGAGAAATCGTAAAAAATTCACCTCTTAGAGCATCCGGTCCTACCTTTGAACAAGTGCTTACAATTGACGTTTTGAACGGTGAGTTTACCAATGAATTCACACCCGGAGGCACGCAAATTCCTGTGGTTCCCGAAGGTGCAGTAAATGATTTTAGACTCATCAAAGGTAGCAATGGTATCAACTATCTCAGTGATGTGAGCATCACCACAGACATAGAAATGCAACACATAAATATTGAAGACTTCATTTCAAACATGGAAAATAACTAAGGAGCAGGCATGGCCGTAGTCACAATTGACAATCAATACAAAACTCATCTTGCAGAGACATTTGTAAATTCTTACGATCCCTTTCGTAGAAAGCAAATCTTTGCGGGATTTGGAAATGTTGTAGGTGACGCACAGTCAACAAGAACAGAATCAAACGACGGTGCAACTCGTCGAAATATTTTGTTTATGAAGTCGTTTACGCAAAATGATGTGAGTCTCATGACCACGCGAATTGACTGGACAGAGGGAACCGTCTACGACCAATACGATCCCACTGTGGATATGAAAACAAAAACTTGGTATGTTTTCAATTCAACAAATAATAGTGTGTATGCCTGTGTGAAAAATGGAAATGGTTCATCCTCCACAATTATTCCAAACACAACTTCTCCAGATCCAGAAACCTTCTCAGACGGATATGAGTGGAGATATTTGTATACAATTAGCAGTGATAAACAAAAATTTGTAGACTCTTCATACATTCCTGTGGAAACCTTGCCTTATTATGCAAATCTCATTTCTGGTGCATACTCCGACACAGCAAAGCAGAATCAATACTTTTCTCAGTATAATGCAATCAATGATTCGAAAAATGGTCAGATCAGTAGAATTGATATCGCAACAACTGGAACAGCAGTCTACGGTAAGGTAGTAAAATCTACTCCTGACAGAACTCTTCTGTCCACAAGTTTGACCGGCTCTGTGCTGGGTGGTGGTGCAAGTTCAACGGATGATTACTACAACGGCTACGGGATTCGTTTTATTGACGGGAACGCAATCGGTCGAGTTGAAAAAATTACTGATTATGTTGGTTTGAATAACGAAGTAGTTTATGGAGCCATGACCGGAGCGATTCCCTCAATTGGTGACAAGTACGAAATTGTTCCTTTAGTTGAAATTACTGGAGATGGCACAGGCTGTACCGCCTTTGCAGAAGTATCAACTACTTTTGTTCCAACTGGCGTGGTTCTTGCGTCTAGCGGATCAAACTATACAACAGCCACCGCGACAATTACAACGACAAAAGATAGTGGTGATGTATTTACCTTTACTCCTCGCATCTTCGATTCCCTTGGTCAAGATCCAGTGAAAGAACTTCTTCCTTCTGTGGTAAAACTTAGAGTTTTGATCGAAGGTAGTGAGTCAAATCAGGCGATGACAGGAAATGATTTCAATGAAATTATCTTTTGGGAAAATCCTACGGTTGGTTTGAGTTACGATAGCAGCGGTTTGCTCGCAGGTCACGACAACTACCCATCCACCGTGGTTGATGTTGAGCCAACGAGTGGTGAACTTTCTGCATCTTTTGTAACAGATTATACAGATTCTTTTGTGTATGGTAAAACCTCAAAGTATTTTGGTGAAGTTTCAAATGCCGTGCGAAATAGTAACTCTGCCGGTTCGATTACAATAAAAAACTTGTATAGAAACTTTACTGATCAAGAAGTTTTGGAGCGACTTGCAACTGTCGGTAGTTCTCTCGCAGTCCAAAGTCAAAATATCAAACCAGTTCGAACAAGAGAACTTGACTCAACTTATACAATCTCAAAAACTTCATGGCGATGTACCCATGCAATTGGTATTGATTATGATGCAACCGATGGACTTCCAGCCGTTGACACCAGTATCACGGGAGCGAGCGGTTCTGTGGGCATAATTAGTCAAGTCTTACAACACCCAACTGCACCTACTGGTGCTACACTTTTTGTGACTGATGTGACTAAATCGTCCGGAAGTGGAACTTTAGATTTTACAAGATCTGAGGTTATTACAACAAGCGTTGGCGGTGTTACTGTCAGTCAACTTACAGGTCCAGAACTTGATTTGCAATCTGGCGACTTGTTATACATAAAAGGTATCACGGCAGTAAATCGAAGAGATAGTTCTGACGATGCCATTGAACTTGTTATCGATTTCTAAGGAGCAAAAATGACGATTGGAACGAATTCTGAAACCAGTGCCTTTGACCCATCAATCATGGGGAGATCTCCTTTTTATGATGATTATACCCCTGCTAAGAAATTCTTGAAGGTTCTCTTCAAGCCGGGTGTTCCATTGCAGGCAAGAGAACTTTCCCAAGCACAAAGTATTCTTCAAAATCAAATTGAAAGATTTGGAAAGCATATTTTTGAAAATGGCTCTGTTGTCTTGGGCGGTGAAGTATCGGTTTCAAAAACAAATTTTATTCGTCTTGACAATAGTAATGTTCTGTCCTCCACGGCTTTGAAAGAGATCGTGGGTCAGAGAGTTACCGATGGTACTTCAACAATCGCCACGGTCGTTGGTGCATTTGATCAAGGCAGAGATGCCGATGGTCTTTCACAAGATCCGCATCAGGTTCTTTTCTTCAATTACAATACGAGCGGACAGTTTGATACAGGTACTCTGTCCACAACTGGAGACGGTAATCTTGGTCTTACTGCTGGGATTGCATCCGGTAGCGTTACCGCTGGTATTACTGGTACGGCAACAAACTTTGTCACGGTTTCTGATGGTATCTACTTTCTCGATGGGTATTTTGCACTCAACGATAGACAAGAGACTGCTGCGTATTCCACCACAGGTGGGTATAGAGACTTTTCAAACCCGTCAACCTCTGTTGGTTTCAATGTTGTAAAAACCACAGTAAACTCTGTCCAAGATCCAAGTCTAAATGATCCTGCATTTGGTTTCAATAATTACAATTCTCCCGGCTCTGATAGATTCAAGATTGAACCCACTCTTGCACAGATTGGAATTACTGGATCTCTTGTTGATCCCGGTGGATTTGTTATCGACGGGGCAACCAATGATTATATTGAACTTGTTCGTGTTGTCAACGGAACCACAACAAAAAAGGTTCGAGTCGCCGACTACGCTGAGTTGGAAAAAACTCTTGCCCAAAGAACTTTTGACGAATCCGGAAACTATACCGTCAATCCATTCACTCTCACTTTTGATGAATATGAAAATGTTTTTTCAGGAACAGACGAAACCAAGTTTGCAGGTGTGCTTTCTCCCGGCAAAGCGTATGTAAATGGTTATGTTTATGAAACAATTGCACCTTCTAACTTGTCAGTCAATAAGGCAAGAACAACAACCACAGTAAGTCGTGAAACTGTTGATACACCAGAAGGTTCATTCTTCACAATTTCTAACGCCAATAATGTTAGATTCCACTCGGTGAATCAATCACAAACTATTGAGGGCGGCAAACCGCTTTCAATTTTTGATGCTGACAAAGTATTCATCGGAACAATGAATCTCCGAACGGTGCGTCAAGAATCAACTAATACTTTCAAATTTTTCTTTTTCAATCTTCGTCTGAACGCAGGCAAGGTTCTTGAAGACATTAGATTTGTTCAAGACACTGACATTGATAATCTTGAAAGTCCAACAAACACCACATGGTCAGAAACAAACTTTGGTGCGACTCTTCCCACGGTAGATGTTTTCAAATCATTTACCAACAACAGACAAATTTTCTCTGTTCCACAAGGAAGTGCAGTCAATGATATCAATGGTGCTGATTTTGACTCGACGTTTACCGTTGTAAAAACTTTCTCCGGAACCGCAGACTCTAATGGTGATGTTACTTTCAGTGGCGGTGGTAACAATGATTTCTTTGAAAGTAATCTTCTTGTTATGGCTGCCACGGGTGGAGATCCTGCAACTGTTGTAGATGTGGATTTGAGCAGCATAACAAATCCTAATAATGAAACAGGTCAAATTACTCTTTCTTGTGGTGCAACAAATTATGGAAGTAGGGTTGTTGCAACTCTGCCGATGCGTTATCAAAATACTCCGACCAATCAAAATATTCGGTCAAAGACTTTGGTAAGAAACACAATTATCAATGGAGTTACCCTTGTAAATGGTGTTGGCACACTTTCTACTCCCGATGTCACTGAACTTATTTCAGTCACGCAAAACGGAGTTGACATCACCGATAAGTTTACATTAGACAATGGACAGAAGATTGATCGCTATGATTTCTCTTCTATTGTTCTGAAGCAAGGTGAGTCTGTTGACACCACTACGAATTCTCTCAGTGTCACTGCACACAAGTACACTCACTCTTATGGTTTTGGTGGTCCTTTCACAAGACAAAGTTACATCGAATCTGGCTTGACCTCTGGTATTGAATTCTCTCCGATCTTCAATGATCCTGAAACTGGTGAGTCGGTTCGGTTGTTCAATGCACTTGACTATAGACCAATTCGTGTAAATGTTGCTGGTAACTATGCCTATGGAACAGACGGTGTTTCTTTTGACAATGCAACAGTTCCTAACTTTGATCTTGCCCAGACACCATTTGTTTCTTTCGAAACCTTTACCCCAAGAATTGATAGTGTCGTTCTCGGATCTGATCGTGTTCTTCGCGTCATTGAGGGGACATCTGATCTTACTCCAACTCGTCCAACCATCGCCGAAGACGATATGGAATTGTATCGACTCAATGTTCCTGCCTACACATTCAACATTGATGATGTAAATGTTCAGTATTCAAATAATCAAAGATTTACAATGACAGACATTGGCAATATTGAAGATGCCGTGTTTGCCGATACCGAATTCAATTATAGATCCAACCTAGAGGCTCGGGCCCTCGCAAGTGCCTTGGGTCTTTTCCCCGGAGCAGAAGGTTTCGATGAGGGTATCTTTGTAGATGACTTGATTGGACATGGTAATGCAGATGTCACCAAGACCCAGCATAATGTTGCAATTGATCCAGTGTCGAATACCCTGAAAGCACCATTTACAACTCTTGCTCCAAGTGTCACAAACGATGCCGGATTCCTGTTTACCAGATTTAGTAACGCTTATGGTGATCTCTACACATCAACTGGTCCTGTCGATGAAGCAGTGACCTTTGCATCTGGTCTTGATCCTGCAACCACACTCAATGTCAATAACTTTGCAGTCGCGGATTATCTTGGCACAGTCAAACTCAATCCTTTGTGTGATCGTTACTGGAGTGAAACTAAAGCAGCAAAGGTTATTGTAAATACCTCTGGCGAAAACAACGCATGGAAAAAAGGTATCTCTGCACCTGATGGTGTAAGTGGTAAAAAGTTTGGATTTGGTACTCAATGGAAGGACTGGGAATCAATTTGGTTTGGTCGCACAATTGAGAACGAATCTGAAAATGATCAGTCTGATCCAGATAATATCAAATACCGTTCTTCTATTAGATCAAATTTTGTAAGAAGAGTTCTTTCAAATAAAATTACAAAAGAAATTGGTGGAAAGATTGTTGACCTTTCGGTTGTTCCATACATGCGTGCAACCACCATCAAGGCAACCGTCGAAGGCTTGCGACCAAACTCAACAGTTTACGCATACTTTGATGGTAAGGCGATTGGAAATACTGGAAGCGGATACTCTGTTGGATCAACTGGTTCTGCTGGTGTGGTTGAACTTGATATTCCAGCCGACACATATTTGACTGGTGAAAAGATTGTTCGATTTATCGATAATGCTGATAACGATCTAAACCTTGCAACCACATCTGCCGACTCGACTTTCTATGCAACTGGATCATTCGAAACAAATGAAGAAGGCGTAAATTCTTTCCGACCGTTGATTCGAAGAAGGGACTCCGCTAGTAGTGATTCCATTCTGAACGCAAACTATCTTGATCTCGTCGGTACAAACTCTGCATCCGTAGTCAACTCTCTAAACCCACTTGCTCAGACATTCACAGTGGATCAAAATGATTTCCCTGATGGCATGTTCTTGAGTAGACTAAATGTTTTGTTTGCCACAAAACCCGACAACGACGGCGGTGTGATTCGTTGTGAGATTAGACCTGTTGATACCTTTGGATATCCAAAGAGAAATTATGTCATGCCTTGTTCAGAATCATACAAAACTCCAAGTCAGGTGAAAGTCTACGCTGAGGGTGATGACATTAGTGCAAAACAAACAACTTTTGATTTCAGAAGCGGTGGAGATGCAGGACCAGTATACTTGTCCCCCGGTACTTACGCAGTTTGCTTCCTCAGTAATGATCCAAACTATTCAATCTGGTCAAACGACACCACATCGACGAAGCCACTGAATTTTGATTCGGTATTTATTCCATCCAACAATGGACAGGTCACTCGCTATGGCGAATCCTATCTTGCTCTTGAAATGTCTCGACTTGCCTTTGATGACACCCAAGAAACAAATGTTAGATTTTCCTATCTTGGAGGAACCCTTGGTAATGCTCATAACGCAAATTATCTTTCCACTGCGAAGCAATTGATTTCTAATAGTCCCCTTCAAGTGAATTATGATGGTACTGGCAGAATTCCTGTCAATGCCACAAATCTTATTAGTCCTTTGAATTCAAATTCGTTGACCAACTTTACCGTTTTCTGGAATGCGACTGATAGATCCTCAAATGTGGTTGACGTTGCTCAAACACAACCATTGTTTATCAACTCTAAGATTGAGCCTGTCGATGCTACTGAACTAACACTACAGACTCTCGCAAATGACAATCTTGCATCTGCAACCGCAAGATATTATACAAAGATTGTTTCTGTTACAAAACCTGCGGCAAATATTTCTGTGAAATTGGATGCAAAACTTCCGCCTGCGACTAGAGTATATGTTTTTGGTAAATTCAAGGGAACTGATACCACAGGATCTATCGAGGATCAGCCATATGTTCGACTCACTGCCGTATCTGAACTTTCTTCGGATCAGGCTGTGGGAGAAGTTGAAACTGTTACGAACAACTACAGTGCCCCCGTGTCAAGCGGCAGTGCAATCTCCGATACCGGATTATTTACTGAATACAAGTTGAAAATTATCTTGTCAAATACGGGAGCCAATAAGAGACTTCCGGAAATATCTGGAATTTCTGCGGTTCCTTTGGGAAGAAAAAATCAAGCACAGTTTTTCCAGACTATTACACCATCGGGTTCTGTCTTGCCATATGCAGGAAAATTTGATCCACCTGAAGGATTCTTGCTCTGCGATGGTCAGACATATCAAAAAGATGATTTTTTACAACTTTATGAAGTTCTTGGTGGAGTAGATAATCCATACAACACTGACGCAAGTATTGATACCGCAACACAATTCCAAGTTCCCGACATGCAGGGAAGAGTGCCAGTTGGTTCAGGAACTTCGTTAGCGGTTACTCGGACTTTTGGAGACACTGGCGGTTCACCAAAACTCCAAGGTCACAGACACCACTTGCTCTCTTCTGGCGGTGGAGGTAACCTTTCCGAGGGCAGAAGTTTCGCTGAGGCAAGTAACACCGACAAAAACAGAAGTATTGCTCCGGGTATTTCTGAAGGGTCGGCTGCTACAGCAAATGATAAGTACAAACTCGGAACTGCTCTTGATGTAACTCTGCAAAAGGAGGCCGCGTTTGCAATATCCAGTAATCCAATTGACAACACGGACTACACCCCAAATTCCGATGAAACTCTCACTGAACAAATGCCACCGTTTGTAGTAACAAGATATATAATAAAGATCTAATAGGAAAAGTCAATGGCAGGAAACGCTTTCGACAATTTGAACACAATCGCACTCTCCGATAATTTCCGGGCATGGTTCGACAAAACTAACGAAGTTGTTGGTGCGTTGAATCCCGTTGCGGTTTATGGTGTTACACCCGGAACTGGTATCACTGTTGCAATTGATTCTAATGGCATTGCCAGTGTGGGTCTATCTCTTGAAGATGCAACAACTGGTGATACAATGTTTACTGGCTCGATCACCTTTAGCAACGAGGTTCGATTTTCTGGTCTAACTCTCGATCTTCATCCAAGCGGAGGTAACGGTGCGACTGTATTTGGCAGAGTAGTAAGAAGTGTCAATGGTGCGACTGGTGATGTTACATTATCATTCACTGGTGTCAATGATCAAACAAGTCATACTGGCGATGTTCTTATCAAGGCAGCAGGAACACTGAGTGCGTACACGATTTTCCAAGGGTTCACCTTTGATAGTAATCGTGCATTCAAAGTTTCCACAGAAGGTGGTTTGCTTTTGGGTGGATCCGCCGGTATTACCGGATTGAATCAGATTGGCACTCGCTTCCGTCACGGTAGCCTTGCGATTGTTGGTGGTCCTTATGGCGACTCTGGAGTTACTTCAGCATTTCTTTCTTTACTAAATCTTGGTTACACAGGTTCGGATAATGCAGAGCGTGGTATGCACGCCTACTTCGGAAGAATCGGTAACGCAAACACAGACAATTTAGGTCTTGTTTTTCAGGCGGGTGGTACAAACGGTGATAATGATACCGATGGACCGCTTCTTGTTCTTGATTCGACCAATCGTAGAATTGGTGTCAATGGCATCACAAGTGCCTTGGGTGGAATTCACATCAAGACACAATCAACGGTTGCCACATCTGAAAATGATATTTTGATTCAGAACGCAAACGGAAACACCGCAGCGATTCGAACTGCTCTTTCTGGTTCGACTGGTGAATACGTTGGTCTTGAGGGATCTACCTCAATTACCACCCCTAGACTTGCTGGTTTCCAAAACCGAGATCGACTCAGAGCAATTATTGACGGTGGTATAAACAACTTTGGTGTTGAGTTGAGACATAACTCTACTCCAAGCACGTTCACAATCCAAACACAACATTCCTCTGGTGCTTCTTTGTCGCCTGCTTTCACAGTCAGTCAAGATGGAGACATCATCGTTGGCGGTATCTCTGCTGGTGTCACAGGCAGCACATTTGCTTCGGTAAATCTTGTTAGTGGTCGGCTCTTGCTCGGCGGAACTCATGGTGTCACCCTTTGTGAAGGCGGTGGTATTCAAACTATTGTGAGTGGTCGAACAGGCGGTGGAGAGTCCTGCTCGTTCCAAGTTATTTTTGCAGACAGTCCTGATGGTGGTGGGTCAACAACCAAAGTCACCAACGTCGAATTTAGTGGTATCATCACTGAAGACATGGTTCATGACTTGAGGCAAAATGGAAATAACACAATTTCAGCAAATGACGAATTCGGAACAAGTCTCAACAATCCAAACGACCATTCAATAGATTTCTTTGACTTTGATTCGAGCGGAAACAAACGTTATGCTGTCGGACACTTTGAAATCGAGGTCACTTTGCCACTGTTCAAGTTTGTCTCAGAAAACAATTCCCGTCCAACAAACGACAATTTTGAGTACCCAATTGCCGGTATCGTTGCGAAACTTGATACAAAAGCAACAACTTCTCTTGTCGATCAGTCACCTAACAGTTTCTTAGTTGGGTCGCCAAGTAAAGGCACTCAACTCATCAACATTCGTGAAATGGTAGATGGAAAAAACGACAACACGACTCAGTTGAGATTTACTCTCACCGGAAACTGTGAGACAAGATGCTCATTGGATGTGGTCACAACATTGACTCACGCACTTCGTGGAAAAAGAGAGGGTGGAATTTACCTTGCACCCGGATCGTATAAGGCTAAATTTACAAATGTGGAGTAACAACTAATGGGATCATTTACCTCAATCACATATTCTGGAGATCTTGCTGGTCAACTTGTAAAGTTGGTTTTCAACAACGGAGTTTACAAGGGCTTCATTACCCCGACATCCACTACAAGTGCGTATGTCTCTGCTGGTGGTAACACTTTCTCTGACACTGTTCAGCAGTTCAACTCCAACATTGCATTTACAAATTATGTAAAATCTGATGCAACCATTTCAACAATCAAAACAACTGGATCTGGACTGTTTGCAGGTAGTGGCACAAGTTTGACAGGTAACGGTTCTGATGATGTTTTGTTTGGCGGAGATCCAAGAATTACTCACCGTGTCACCTTTCCACATGGTTCCACAAATCACATCGGAGTATCTGCCGGTACTGGTGTGAGTCATATGGATCAAGTGATTATCACAGATGCCTCTGGCACGACGTTCGACTGTTACTTTGGTCGATTCTTTGATGGTTTCACCACGGGTTCGACAAACTCAATTGAAGTTTTGGCACTTGGTATATCCGGAAACGCCGCTGGTAAAACCGGACTCGTTGGGTTGACAGCACCGTTTACATTCGAAACTCCAAATGGTTCCACATCAGCCGCAGCAGCAACAGGAATTGTGGCTTTGAAAAATACTAATTCTTTCAAAGAGCAAATGTTTGAACAAATTGGAATTTCTCTTGACGGTGGCACGTTTGATACAGTGACTTATGGAGTCGCTGACAACAAGTCGGCAGTCTTCTTCCGTGGAGCCTACGAATTGAGCGAACTGGCAACCATCAGTTCTATGCTCAGAGCAAACAGTCTTGGTTCTGCTTCAGAACGGCTTGCATCCTACCATCTTCCTTTAGTTGGTATCTCAAGTGCAACGAGTCAGTATCTTGGAATTACTTTCAACGCCGCCACAGGTGGTACATACCCAACTTCAGGAACAACAACTGACATCTCTGAGTTTGATAACGCGATTGGAAATTTGTTCAAGGCAAGAACAACCTCAATCAATACTTTGAACACAACTCTTAGAATTTTTGATGGTTTTGGATCGATTCGAGAAATGACTACTACTAAATTCTAATATTATCGTGTCTGATCAATCAAAAAAGCCACTCGGAAAGCAACCTAGACGCAGGAAGCCTCGTTCCAATACATATAAAAGAAGGAGCGAAGTAGATGGCAATACCAACGACACGCGAAGAACTAAAGCAGTATGCTCTAAGAAAACTCGGGGCACCCGTAATCGAGATCAATGTTGATGACGCACAACTAGAAGACGCACTTGATGATTCTTTGCAAATTTTCAATGAATATCACTTTGATGGTGTTCAAAGATCGTTGTTCAAATACGCAATAACCCAAGACGATATTGATAATGGATTTATCAACACGAGCAGTATCACCGCCGGAAATGGACCCGGAGATACCGTTCAAGTTGAAGGCGGTGATCGCATGGTGTCTGTTACTAAAGTTTTCAAATTCGATCAAGGTGGGGCTGGAACAAATATGTTCAGCGTAAACTATCAACTCGCTTTGAATGATGTTTATGGTGTTCGCTCAGGTGGATCTATGTCTGAGTACGCCCAAACACAAAGTTACATTCAAATGCTTTCGGATATGCTAGATCCGGAAAAACAAATTGAGTTTAGTCGTGTTACGAACAGACTTTATCTCAAAATGAACTGGAGCGATAATGTTAGTGTTGGTGATTCTATTCTGATTGAATGCTATGTCGCACTCAATCCTGACACGTACAGTGAAATTTATAATGACATTCTTCTCAAGCAGTATGTCACTGCAATGTTCAAGAAGCAATGGGCGATGAATCTCATCAAATATCAAAATATCAGACTCCCCGGCGGTGTCGAATTCAATGCCGACACGTTGCTATCGGAAGCAAACGCGGAAATGGAAAGAATTGAGCAAGATCTTCAAGACAAATATGAACTACCCCCTGATATCTTCATAGGCTAAACATGGCAGTAAATCCGTACTTCAATAAAAGAACTGTGTCCTCTGAGCAAACTCTTGTTCAGGATCTTGTTGACGAAGCGATTCAAATCCATGGAATCGATATGGTTTACATTCCTCGAACGTTGGTGAACGTTGATGAAATTTTTGGTGAAGATCGTTTGCCAAAGTTTGAAAATGGTAAAACAATTGAAATGTATATTGAAAATTTTGATGGCTTCGAGGGTGAAGGTGAAGTCATGACACAGTTTGGTCTGGAGATCAAAGACAACTTAGATCTCACAGTATCTCGAAGACGTTTTTTAGAAACTTTTGCAACTGAAAATTATCCGTATCCACGAGAAGGAGATTTGATTTATTTTCCTTCAAATAGTGCATTGTTTGAAATTGATTTTGTTGAAAGGGAATATAATTTCTTTAGTTTCGGAAAGACCTTTGCCTATCAAATGAAGTGCAGTGCCTTCAAATATTCGGGTGGAGATTTCGATTCTGGTTTCGATGTTATTGACGGAGTGACCTCGGCAGCCATGGATAAATTGTTCACAATCACCACCACGAGCGGTACGGGTGGGGAGTTTATCGATGGGGAGAGAGCCAACCTATACACAGACGCAGCAGCGTCCGTTACATCCGCCACAGTGGACATCATCGAGTGGGATGCCTCTTCAGATGTTGCAACTGCTCGCCTCTTAGACGGGACCACAGTGGGTGCAACGAGCATGCTCGGACAGTCCTCTGGAGCCTCTTACGGTATCGAAACAATTGGTCTTACCGCAGAATACTTTGTCAAGGATGGTTTTGAGGATAATACAGAACTCAACTTCGAAGCAAATAGTTTCCTTGACTTTACAGGTACAGATCCATTCAGTGAGGGTGAACTATGAAATTTGCAACTTTCTATAATGAAACAATTAGAAAAACAGTCGTGGCTTTCGGCTCGCTGTTTGATGATGTCTTTGTGCAGAGAAAAGATTCTGCTGGAACTCTACAAAAGAAAATTCTTGTTCCAATCACATACTCACCCAAAGAGAAGTTTTACAGAATGCTCAAAGAGTATCCGATTCTCAAAGGCAACGAAAGCGATGTACACATCGGGAACATTTTGCCTCGCATGGGATTCGCAATCACAACAATTGACTATGATGGAACACGAAAAAGAAATACTGTTTCGAGAAGATTTGATAACTCAACCGTAGACAGCAGCACTGGACTTGTTCTATCGAATCAGGCTCAGTATGCAGAAGTACCATACACAATTGGATTCAATCTTTCGATTGCCGCGAGAACAAATGATGATGCTCTTCAAATTCTTGAGCAGATTCTTCCGTACTTCACACCAGAATTTTCTCTTTCAATCAACTACACAACAGTTTTCAATACAAAGATTGATGTACCGATCACACTCACGGGAGTATCTCCTGAAGTTGAGTTTGAGGGAGACACGGCAGAGCAAAGAAATATTATTTACAATCTTTCGTTCACTGCTCAGACTTATCTCTTCTCTCCGATCAAGACCAACAAGATCATTCGAGAAACCCAAGTGTCTGGATTCTTTTCAAACTTCGATGCAAACGGTGGCATCAGTGGTCCTACAGGAGCGGCGTTCTTGTCCGTGTCCTCAATCACTGGTCCGTCCGGTGCAAGTTCCATGCCGCCTGATGCTTCTGTTACCACGGAAACATTTGAGTTTGGTCTTGGACTAAGTATTACTGGAGGCACTTACGATGTCTGATTCACTTGAGGAATCACTCAATATAGATCCAGTTGAACCTGAAAAAGAACAAAAACAACTTCGTAAAAAAGTTGAAATTGATACCTCAAATTATCCTGATCGACAGAAGATGGATCAGCGAAAAGACTATGGTGAAGTGCGTGAAAATCTAAAAGATGTAATTGAAAATAGTAAACTTGCAATTGATGGAATTTTGAAAGTTGCTTCAGAGAGTGACAGTCCAAGAGCATATGAAGTTGTTTCACAACTCTTGAAGACTTCGACTGAGGCAAACAAGGAACTGCTTGATGTTCATAAGCAAATGAAAGATCTTGAAAAAGATGAGTCAGTAAAGAAGGTAACCAACAACGCTTTCTTCGTTGGCTCGACAAAAGAACTTCAGGATATGATTCAAAAGCAACTTCCCAAAAATAATGTAAAGAAGATTAGATAATGTCAAAAAAACATGACGGTGAGTCGTACCTTGGTAACTTGAACCTGAAGGCTGCTGGCGTTCAGACACAGTTTACAAAAGAACAAATTGAAGAATACGCAAAGTGTGTGGCTGATCCCATGTACTTTATCGAGAACTTTGTCAAGATTGTTTCGCTTGATGAGGGACTTATTCAATTCCAGCCGTACGACTATCAAAAGAGAATGATCAATAGTATGCACAATGATCGCTTTGTGATTGCGAAACTGCCTCGACAGTCTGGCAAGTCAACGATTGTTATTTCATATCTTTTGCATTATGTTCTTTTCAATTCTTCAAAAAATGTTGCAATTCTTGCGAACAAACTGGCGACAGCCCGAGAACTCTTGAGTCGTCTTCAGTTGGCATACGAGCATCTTCCAAAATGGCTTCAGCAAGGTGTGATCGAATGGAACAAAGGTTCTATTGAATTAGAAAATGGTTCGAAGATTCTCGCATCTTCAACATCCTCCTCAGCCGTTCGGGGTGGTTCTTTCAATATGATCTTTCTTGATGAATTTGCGTTCGTTCCCGAAAACGTGGCTGATGATTTCTTCAGTTCTGTCTACCCTACGATCTCGGCAGGACAGACAACCAAAGTTTTGATTATTAGTACGCCCAAAGGTTTGAACATGTATTACAAACTTTGGAAAGATGCTGAGGAGGGCAACAACTCGTATACACCAATTGAGGTTCACTGGTCCGAAGTTCCGGGTCGAGATGAAAAGTGGAAAAAAGAAACAATTCGAAATACATCACCGGCTCAATTTAGAGCAGAATTTGAGTGTGAGTTTCTTGGTTCTGTTCTTACACTTATCAATGCGTCTAAGTTGAAGTCAATGGCTTATGTAAAACCTCAACAAGAACGAGATGATGGTCTAAAAATATATGAAGAACCGATAGACGGGCACATGTATTTCATGGGAGTCGATGTTTCACGTGGACAGGAGATCGATTACCACGCAACAACAATTATCGATATGACTGAAACACCATATCGGGTTGTTGCACAATATCGAAATAATAAAATGCCACCTTTCTTGTTACCTAATATGCTCTACCCGATGGCGAAAAAATATAATGACGCTTACATGATGATTGAAATCAATGACATCGGGCAAGAAATTTCTGATATTTTACATAACGACATGGAATATGAAAATCTTTTGACTACTTCGGTTCGTGGTCGAAAGGGTCAGATCATGGATGGTGGTTTTGGTAACTTTGATACCCAGCGTGGCATCCGAATGAGTCCAAAGGTGAAACGAGTTGGCTGTGCGATGCTAAAAGAATTGATTGAAAATGATAAGATGCTTGTTCAAGATTATCATATTATAAATGAACTCGCGTCGTTTGTTTCGAAAAAGCAGTCTTATGAGGCAGAAGTTGGTCACCATGATGATCTAGTCACCACGATGATACTTTTTGCATGGTGTTCCACCCAACCATACTTCAAAGACCTTACCGATATAAATATTCGAGATAAACTTTATAAAGAAAAGATCGAAAAATTGGAAGAGGAGTTGATGCCTTTTGGATTCCTGAGTGATGCGGCTGAAGATGAGACAAGATTCACCGACAACGAAGGAACCGTCTGGAACGTGGTAGATGATGAGCCTCGACTGTAATCACAAAATCACTAAATAATAGGCATACTAAGGAGATTCGTCTATGGCATTTCAAGTCAGCCCCGGTGTTCAAATCAAGGAAATTGACCTTACTTCCATTATCCCTGCGGTTTCAACTACTCGGGCTGGTTTTGCAGGTGAGTTTAGTTGGGGTCCAGTGGACCAGATTATCACTATAACAAGTCAAAATAATCTTAGGGAAACTTTTAGTGATCCTAATAACACAAATTACGTCAGTTGGTGGTCTGCCGCTAATTTTCTCGCGTACAGCAACAACCTTCAAGTTGTTCGTGTAATCAACGGAGCATTGAATGCTGCCAATAGCGGTACAGGCGTTTTGATCAAGAATCAAGATGACTATGATACCAAGGATGCCGCTGGAAGTCTTGGAAGTAACATTTTTATTGCCAAGTATGCTGGTGGTGTCTCTGGTGATTTGGATGGTACACTTGGTAACTCAATCAAGGTTTCTGCATTCAATAGAACCACAACCGATATCGAACTTCAAAGATTTGGCACTTACGGTCTAACTGGTGGAGCAAATCCGAATCTCGCAAGTGGTGCGGCTGCTGACAACTCTCCATCTGCATCCGAGGCTCTTTTCTATGCTAGTTCTCTTACCCCAGTCGCAGACGGGTTCACAAATGGCGTGGATTTGGAATACACCAATACCGGAACGACCATGGGTGATCTTCTTACACTTACTGGTGGCTTGAATGCAAGAACAGTTACTGGATTCACCGCTGGTAGAGTTGGTGGAATTTCCTCGGCAGCGGTTTCTCTTGCAAGTGGAGCAACCAAAGCAAACATTATTGTCAAGCAATTTACTGGTGATGGTACAAAGGGTACAATCACTGCTGACAATCAATCCATTGGTAGAAAAGTCAAAGTAAATCTTGTTTTTGGTGCGACCACAGGCGTGTTCACTTCAACAATCGTTGGAGTTTCGGGTGCAGCCGATGCAGCAACCCTTGGAATTACAATTGACTTTGACGGTGGACCCTTGGGAACCACTGCTTCAATCGCAGCAGGTAGTACCGTTGAACTTATGTCAATCATTGCAGTCGGAAGCACTGTTGAATCACAATCTGGTGTAACTGGTGCTGCTGTTCGTGCAAAGTATGCAGATAGTTTCACAACTTCTGTTCCTGCGACAAGCCAATCAACAATTGACAAGGGTGGTACAAACGACCTTATCAACGTTGCAGTGGTTGACCACGCCGGATACTGGTCTGGAAACCGAGAAGAAGTTCTCGAAGTCTTCGACGGAGTATCCGTTAGTCCGAATGCAAAAGACTTTGCAGGAAATTCCATCTATTACAAAGATGTAATCAACGCTCAATCAAACTATGTTTGGTTCGGTGATCAGGTTACCAACACTGGCAAGGGTGGAGTCTTGGCAACAAGAGACAATACTGGTGTTGCCGGTGCTGCCTTTGGTGCAAACGCTGGGCAAGGAAGCAACTACGGTCTTCTTACTCGACCAGTAACCGTCTTGCTCTCCGGTGGCACAAGTGGTGCTGCTGTGAGTGATTTTGTCACCAACGGATACGAAAAGTTCTCTGACACTGAAACTGTCGATGTGAACATTCTTGTCGGTGGTGGAATAACTGGTAATAACGCCAGCAGCGTTGCTAACATTGCTTCGGATCGGAAAGATGCAATTGCATTCTTCTCACCACCGCAAGATGCAATTTTGGATTCCACTGGTGCTGCCCCACTTACACAAGTTCAGTCTACTGCAAATGCAGTCGCATATCGCAAGGGAACAAACGGAAACTTCAATGGTGGATCAAAAGATTATACTTCTGGCAACCTGAATATCAATAACTCATACGCAGTTCTTGACAGTGGTTGGAAGTACATCTATGATCGATACAACGATACTTTTAGATTCGTTCCATTGAATGCAGACACCGCTGGTGTTACCGTTCGAACTGACATCATTGCCGAGCCATGGTTCTCACCAGCAGGTTTCAACCGTGGTCAAATTAGAGATGTTGTCAAACTTGCTTATAGTCCGGTCAAGACACAACGTGATGATCTGTATCAAGCACAGGTCAATCCTATTGTTTCTTTCCCCGGTCAAGGCACAGTTCTGTTCGGCGACAAGACCATGCAATCTTCACCTTCTGCCTTTGATCGAATCAATGTTCGAAGACTCTTTATTATTCTTGAGAAGGCAATTGCAACGGCTGCTAAGTTCCAACTCTTTGAAGTGAATGATGCCTTTACCCGTGCCCAGTTCAGAGGATTGATTGAACCATTCCTCCGTGATGTGCAGGCAAGAAGAGGAATCACTGACTTCAGAGTTATCTGTGATGAGAGTAACAATACTTCAACTGTCATTGACAGAAACGAGTTTGTTGCGAGCATCTTCGTCAAACCCACTAGATCGATCAACTTTATCACACTCAACTTTATTGCTTCGGCAAGCGGTGTGAATTTTGATGAGATCGGTGGATAAGGTATACATATCTAAGAGGAGAAAGAAATGAACATTGAAAAGTTCAAAAACGCAATTGGTGGTGGTGTTCGGAATGCACTCTTTAGAGTCAGAGGTAACATCGGTACTACCACCAGTCCCGATACTCTTAGTTTCCTTGTGACGGCAACAAACCTTCCTGTTTCCAATCTTGATACAATCGAAACAAATTACCGTGGTCGAACAATCAAACTTCCCGGTTCCAGAAAATTTGATGATTGGTCAGTTACCATTCTCAATGATGAAAATATGGAACTGAGAACACTTTTTGAAAAGTGGCTCGACGATCTCAACGGAGCAGTTACCAATGTTGCTCAAAGAGATATTTCACTGACCAACCCTGTTGACTTTCCGACATGGTACGTTGATCAACTTGATCGTAATGGTAATGCAATCAAGTCCTATGAATTACATTATTGTTTCCCAACTTCTGTTGCCTCAGTTGAACTGTCGGCAGAGAATGAAGGAATTTCTGACTTTGAAGTGACGCTTGCTTACACGTATCATCTTACGAGCGGTGTCAATGGTGTACCACTTGGTGCTGCACCAGAACGAGAATAATAGGGGTTTTATATGCCGGTCGAACTGTTTGGCTTCTCTCTTGGTAGAAAAAAAGAGGGCGAATCACTATCATCTACTAACTTGACTGTACCCCAGTCAAAGAAGTCGAGATCTTTTGTTACGCAAGAGGTTGATGATGCTGTTACTATTGATGCTGGTGGTGTTTTTGGAACATACGTTGATCTTGACGGGGCACTAAAAACTGAAAATGATTATATCAAAAAGTATCGTGAGATGGCAAATCAGCCAGAGTGCGAGCAGGCAGTTGAAGATATCTGCAACGAGGCAATTGTCTATGACGAACAAAGATATCCAGTGTCTTTGGTTACTGATTTTGTAGATCTCCCCACAGCAGTAAAGAAGTCTATCCATGAAGAATTTCGAAATGTCTTGAGACTTCTTGATTTTCAAAATCGTGGATACGAAATCTTTAGAAGATGGTACGTCGATGGCAAGGGCTACTATCATATGATCGTAGATCGAAACAATGTCAAAAAGGGCATTATCGAAATGCGTCCGGTTGATGCTGCAAAAATCAAAAAGATTGCAAAGGTAGAAAAAGAAGTCGATCCGAAGACAGGTGCAAAAACTGTCAAAAATGTAAAAGAAGTTTATGTCTACCGTGAAAAGGCTGATGATGTAAATGGACTTGAGATTGCACCGGAGGCTGTCAACTACTATCCGTCTGGTCTTATGGATCCGGCTAGAGCAAGAGCCATTTCATATCTTCACAAAGCAATCAAACCACTGAACCAACTTCGAATGGTCGAGGACGCAACGGTTATTTACCGTCTTGCACGTGCCCCTGAAAGAAGAATTTTCTACGTTGATGTTGGTTCTCTTCCAAAGACAAAGGCTGAACAGTACGTTCGTGAACTTATGAACCGCTATCGTAATAAGTTGGTTTATGATGCAAGCACTGGTGAGGTTAGAGATGACCGAAAGTACATGTCAATGATGGAGGACTTCTGGTTCCCCCGTCGTGAAGGTGGTAAAGGCACTCAGGTAGACACGCTTCAGGGTGGACAAAACCTTGGTGAGATGGACGATGTTTTGTACTTTGAAAAGAAACTTTACAGATCATTGAGTGTTCCTTTGTCAAGAATTGAATCTGACACCGGGTTCAACATGGGTCGGGCTTCAGAAATTGATCGTGATGAACTCAACTTTCAAAAGTTTATTCATCGTTTGAGAAACAAGTTCAATGTTCTTTTCTTGAATGCTCTTCGTGTGCAGTTGATTCTCAAGGGAGTCATCAATGAAGACGAATGGTATTCGATTGTTCAAGATCTTCGTTTCGACTATGTTTCTGATTCTTACTTCACCGAAAGTAAAGATTATGAAATCATTGAATCAAGACTTCGCGTTCTTCGTGATATGAATGATTACATTGGGGAATATTATTCACGAGAGTGGGTTAGAAGAAATATCCTTCGACAGACAGATCGTGATATGGAAGAACAAGACAAACAGATAGATAAAGAAAGAGAATTGGGTGTTATTCCGCCCAAGTCTTCAGAGGGAATGGGCTTCTAATGATCGATCCAAGAATCACACATCTCGTCAACGAATCACTCGATAAGTTTAGTTTCGAAGTTGAAAAGAAACTTTCACAGGTTGCTCTGCATGAATTGAAACTTCGTGAGGAAAAGCAACAGGAACTTGATGTCGAGGACCAAGAGGACACTGAAGAGAAGAGTGAGATCGAAAAGAATGATGCCGAGGCTGAAGAAGCAAAGGCAGAAACGGAAAAGGCTGAATCCGATACAGAAGATATTACTCTAGATCCAAATTTTCAAAAAGAATATTTTCTTGACACCTTTGAATACAAAGGAAAGGTAGTCACCCTGAAAAAGATTGGAACAGGAAACAATGTTCCCGTGTCTGCTTATGTTGATGGTAAGAGGACTGAAGTTTTCCTTACCATGAAGCAGGCAATGAATGGTATCAAAAATGTTATTGATTTGAAAGACAAAACAAATAAAGATGATGTCAAGGAAGCCACTGTACTAAACCTGAAAACTGCTGGGTTGGATGGTATCACTTTGAAGCATCTTGACGAGTCCATGACTCACTTCACAAATACCGATGTAAACGACGTTTTGAAAATTTACAATAATCTAAATAAAGAGAACAAAGAAAGTTTTCAAAAAGAATTTAGTTCATCACAGAATAGTGCCGTGAACATGATTCACTTCTTTCAAGAAAGACTAAAAAGGGATCTAGCATGACTGACCACGAACCAAAAAATGACCTGATTGACATGATCATGAACGAGCGGCTAGTTGCTGCTGAAGAACTCATTCGTGAGTCACTGCAAACCAAGATTCACGAATCTTTGATTAGTAGAAAAGAAGTTGTAGCCGAGAATCTTGCTGCGAATGTTGAAGAAGAAAAGAAGGACTACGACACTTTTTTCAAATCGGCGATGAAAAAGTTCGGCATCTCATCGCCAGCAGATCTGAAGACCGATGAAAAGAAGAAGGAATTCTTTGATTACGTTGACAAAAATTTCAAGGCAACGAACGAATCATACAGTGGAGTTGAAGAGGAGTTTAGGTTTCGAAATCCTTACATGCCTGTAAGCACTCCCGCTGATTATGATCCCAGACCAGTAGGTGGTCGTCCCGGTCCTAAGATCACACGTGATCCAATTGGTTTCCCACCCGACTTTCCCTATGATCCCAGACCAGTAGGTGGTCGTCCCGGTCC